CCAACCATGATGCAATGAACCATCCGCAGCCCATAAAAAACCCAACGCAGAACCAAACCCCAATCAGATAAAGGCTGATGTTCGCAGGCATTTGATGGCCCTCAATCCACAATCTTCACGGTAATTGCCCCGCCGTCTTTGCCGATATGTTCCATCGTGGCAAGCCGATGATGGATGTAGGGCGCCGCGTCCCGCGCGCATTCCTGCGCCATCTGGCGCAATCCAACCGCTTTCTTCACTTCGGCCAGTAATGCCTTGAATTGATTCTCCGGCTTTTCGCCAAGTTCCGCAACGCTCAAGTTCTCCACGTCTGTCTCGGCGTCAACGGCCACTTTCTCAAAATGCCGCATGTTGCCAAGCATTACCTCAAGCGGGCTCACGCCATCTTCAATCGCTTTCGCGGTCAGTTGTTGCCGCGCTATTGTCTTTGCGCTTGGCACTCCAGCCTTACGGCCAGCACCCTCGCGCGCTCCACCACGCGGCATTTGAAATCCTTTGAATGTTTTTTCATAGAATGAAAAACGCCCCGCGCGGTTGCCCGCCGGAGCGCAAATCACCATCTTGATGAGAATTTGCCATTTCTTCGCCCAGCCGTCAATATGTAGTGCGCCGTAGCCAAAAACTTTTCGTTGCTTCGGCTTTCCATCGCGCCGCTAAATGCTTGTTCGTCCAGTCGGCGCGAGCAGCATAATCACGCAAGCCGCGGCCTATCACCTTTCCCGCCAATCCATGCCGGATGCCGATTTCTTCCTCGATCAGATACAATGCCCGTTCATCAATTACCGCGGCGATGACAATCTCCAGCGTCGGATCGCCCCATTTTTGGCGCACGGACCAGTGTTGCGCCCAGCTTTGGTAATGGCGGACAGCTTCGGCGGTTTGCCATTTCCATTCACCCGGTTGCCCGTAGTCGATCTTTTGAAAGCTCAATGGTTTGAACGCGAGCCCCCCCGATAGGGCAAAGAAAGCGAGACAAATTTCATCGGATGCCGCACGCTCAATAGGCCCTATTTTTTTTGCATGAGCAAGACGTTCAATGGGGCCTTCCCCCAGCTTGACAATCGTCGCGCCAGTCCCGCCCGTCGTGGAATTCTTCTCCGCTTGGCGAAGAAACCGCTTCATGCGGCCGATGGTGACTTGCTTCGTCAATATCGTACCCCCAAGCATGTGCTTATCGCTTTCTCCGGTCACAATCACAGCATTGCCAATAGACAGAGTTTCCATCGTGGTCGATAATGCCGCCGCAGTTCCGCAGTAAACATCGAAGGCCAAACCATCGTCTTAACCAGCGCATTGTTCTGCCCCTTACTCTGCGGCTTGGGATTGGGGGATAGGCTTGGGAATCCGGTTCCATTTATCGTGCGGGTCTTCAAATAGTCCGATTGCACGGCCATGCTTGGCCATCATGGAATAATAATCCGAGCCATCCGGCCGCGGCGTGACTTCGCCCGAAAGCATCAACAGATTGCGATCTCGCAATGCCTGAAATTTGCGGTTTTCCTCCATGCGGAGCAAATAACTGGTATGTTCGTCACAGGCTTTCCTGACCTCTGCCGCGCTCGGCAGAAACGTCTGCTGGCTCGGCAATCCGGTTCGCGGGTCAGTGACATGCCGCACCACTTCCGGCGCATAGGCGGCCAAAACTGCGACCACGGCAGCGATGTAAATTTCCGGGTCGTTGGCGTCACCCGCGCGATAGCAACCGAGGAGCAACTTCGCCGCTCTCAGCACGTCCGCCTTCGATGACCTCAATCGTTCGTCCGAGCTGTTCAAGCGCGCCTGCCAAGCGATTCCTAGGCTTTCCATTGTTTGCACTCCCTCGTTTTTTCGCTTCCCGACGCATCCAACCCTTGAACGTCATTGACCAATTCGCCTTGCGCGCTACACCACGGTTGGAGTTTCCGTGCGCCCACATGCGCATGTCCTCGGCCATGCTTTCGATCTCGCAAAGCCGCAATCCGAGCTTGCCGCCGTAGGCCAAGTCGTCCGAGGTCGGTTGCCAATCGTCCGGTAATTTTGTTCCCCGCGCGTGCGTATCCCCTGTTCCTTCTTTCTTTTTTTCAACTTCTTCCTGAATGCTAAAATCTTGGGGTAAGAGTTTTTCTTTAGGGGGTATGGGGGAAATTTCTTTTTGTGATGTGTTGTCCGTGTGACCGTCCGCGGAATGTCCACGGACATGGCGCGGAATGTCCGCGGAATGTCCACGGGACAAACGCTTCCTTGTCCGCTCCTTTTCCCGGCGCGCATCGTCTGCGGCCTCGATCTCGGCAATGATGGATAAAACCTCCCGAAATGCCTTTGCCGACAGTTTCAGGGCCGCCAGCCGATTAAGCGTGATTGCCGAAATACTCATGCGGCCTTCTCCGGCGGGCAGGCGAAGGGAGGATCGGCAAGCGAGGGAACAGAAGGATCGGCTAGTTGCCCTTCGCGGTCACGGAATTGAACCGTAATGCCATTCCGCTCTAAATCCGCCTCCCCGGCCGGGGAATTGGACCCGTTGGCCAACGTGGGCACGCTGCTTGCGGCAGCGCCTAGCCGAACTGTGAATAACTCCCTCACCGCCTTTTCAAACTCGGCAATGGAGGATTCGATGTTTTTGAATTCAGATTGCGTCATTCAGCGATCTCCGCGCGACGATCACCAGTGGCTCGCAACGGGCGGTCGTGGTCCAAAACCTGATTTACGGGATACGCGAAAACGCGACAGAACTAGGCGAGAACGGAATCCGATAGTTTGCGCGTGGATTGCATTTCGGCGCATAATGCGGCGGCCGAACTACAACCGGAGTTCATTGGTTCGGGATAGATTGGCTTGGCAGTGAACGGCGTGGTATCAACGATGACGCCGATGTGCGCATTTTCTTTCCCGGAACGGATGGCAGCGCGCATGGCGGAGCAGAAAGCGTGATCCATCTTTGCATACACGCCTTGGCTTTCGATTTCTTCCGCGGTCCATTTGTCGATGATTGCTTGACTGTTAATCACGCGGCGGAATTTCGAGCGCACGGAACTGGGATTGCGGCCAAGGGCTCTTGCGATCTGTCCGGTATTTGCACCCGCATCGTACATTTGCATTGCCAAATCCCAATCCGCTTTATCCCAAGCCATGACTTTACCTCCGCAACGATTAGTGACCGCGCTCGAATAACCTCGATTGAATCTTGATGACTTGTGGCGCTTGCATCGGCTCCGGGGCCGATGCTTCGACATGGACGCCGATCACGGTGACCAGCAAAAGCGATGTTCCGAGCGCGAAGGCGCCAGCTAGTATCGAACCGAAGATGGAAACCGGGCTAATCGCGCCGCGTGATTTCGATGATAATCGCCGCAATGACGACAGCCGGCGGCTCAGATTCCCCGGAAAGCCAGCGGGCCGCGGTGCGTTCGTCTTTTCCGGCGATGGCAGCCAAGTGAGCGGCAGTTTTGAAAGGCCAAAGCGCCTTGGCCACGCGGGTAAACGGTGGGCTGACAAGTCTGTCAGTCCCAGGACGAAACTGGCAGCCGATTTCGGTAGCCACGGCATTCGAATTGCAGAAGGTTGTACGCATGACACAACTCCCCCGCCGCATCGGTGGCCCACCGCAGAATCCCGGATCACTCGCGGGATCAGCCTCACTGATAGGGATGAGAGCCATACACCCCGGTGGGCCGCCGATACGCCGCTTGGTACAACTTCCGATACGCTATTCCCATTGGCCTCCGTCAACTTATCTTGACTTAGGAAATCCCACGTTATGCCGTATAATGGGCCTAAAGTGGCGTTTGTGCCGCCATGCGATGGAGGCACGCTATGGTTGCAGAACTCCTGCCCCTGGCCGAAGTCGTTCCGATTCAAGACACTTTTGCGACCGGAGTGGTTCCTATGCTTGCGGACGGTATGTGCGTGCGGCTTCTTTTTTGGGCGGAGCATCCGGTGATCGGAACCGGAAAGGCAGAGCGCGTCCTGGTCGCCAAGATCATCTTTCCCGTCGAATGCTATCGAGTGGCTTTGCGGGAGTTGATCCGGCCGCGGGTGATAGAGGCTTAAAATCATTGCGCAGCCTCCGCGAAGCCGAGAAATTCAGCGCGCGTAAGACCGGTTATTTCCTTGATCTTGTCCCAAGAGGCTTTGCGTGGTTCGGTCGCACCGGTTTCCCACCGCCAAACGGTAAGCTCATCGACGCCGAGCTTTTCACCCAATGAGCGTTGGGTGACGCGGTGATCTAGGCGCCAACGGCGCAAAGGATGGTCGTCTGACTGCATGCCCATTCACTATACAAGAAATGTAGGACAAATCAAGACCGTTACACCGGTTTTCCTACATTTTGCGATTAGTGACGATAAATCAAAGTGTTGGCAGTATTGGGCATGCCCGCGCGTATCGGACCTAGGCGGCCACGGCGTATCTTTCTCCCCGAGTGGCGGGAAAAGAAGGGATTGACACAGGAACAGCTCGCAAATCGCCTAGGCGTGTCCGACGTGAGCGTTTCCCGTTGGGAGACTGGAAGGGCACTTCTCTCCACAGGCGTACTGGCGGCCATTGCTGAGGCGCTGGACATAGAGCCAACGGACCTCTACCGCCACCCGGATCAGCCGAGTGCCGACGCAATGCTTCGCGATCAGCCCCAGGAAATCCGCGACCAGGCCATCCGGCTCATCGAAGCCATCAGCAAGCGGGCCAGCTAGACTCACCTAAGCCATTGCTGTAGGCCGCGTTTCTGCGGTCCTACATTTTTTGTATATTATTCACAACTTGCCTCTTGCCATTTCCTACATTTTCTGTATAGTTTCACACGAAACTATGCAGCATATGTAGGTGCACGCCATGAACGAGATCGATCGCTTCGTTTCCGAACAACTCGCAGACCTGATCGCCTCTGCCGAAACCGGCGAGGATTGGGCCGAGATTTGCCGGCAGGAAGAATTGCTCAAGCAGCGATGGGTCGAGGACAACGGTCAATTTGGCGTCGGAGCCTGACCCATGCCCCTCCACTTCCTCAAAGTCCAGATTGGGAGAACTGCGTTGTGAGCACCGAGCAAACACAGCAATCAGCTCCCGTTCCTCAACAACTGCCCGCGCATACGCCGGGGCCGTGGCGTGTCGAAATGTGGGGCGATCACTATCGCATTAACGGCGGCGCGGAAGAACATCCTTTTTATGTCGCGCGCACACACGGCAATAGTTACGGAGATGAAATTGATGCCCGCCTGATTGCCGCCGCGCCGGATTTGCTGGCGGCGCTGCAGGAAGCCGACCTGCAAATTGAATATCTGCACGATAAATTCCAGCCAACGTCAACCGGCGTCGCCGTTTTAACTCGTATCCGCGCCGCCATCGCCAAAGCAACAGGGGAAACGCCATGAACATCCCCATCCGCGCCCTGCTCAATCTGCTTGATGAAGCTTCCCGGCGCCCGAAGCAAGAGCGATGGCTATTCGACGGTCAGCCGGTCATCCGCCTTTATCCGCCCGATGACGTGAAAGGCGAGTACTTCGATTATGTCGATGCCGATGGCATGCAGCGATGGGTTTACGCCAATCATCCGAAAATCATGCGAGTAAATCCATGAGCGCCGGAGAAAGTACCGCAACGGCCGCCGTCATTCTCGTTGAACTCGCGCTATTTCTCGCCATCGCGGCGATGTGGATGGAGATACTGATATGAGTAAAGTTATGGAGAACCGCGTTGAGAAGATAACGGACCAAGTTCCGGCCGTTCCTCAACAGCTTCCCGAAGCAACTGCGCTCATCAGCATCATTGAACGTGCAGCGCGCGATCCCTCCGTCGATATCGACAAGATGGAACGGTTGATGCAGATGCACGAGCGCGTCACGGCGCGCAATGCGAAAATGGCCTATGATGCCGCGTTATCTGTGATGCAGGAACACTTGCCGGTGATCGGCCGACGCGGTCGCATCGAGGTTCGCGAAAAAGATGCGAGCGGAAAGCGCACGGGCGCGATACAGCAGGACACGCCCTATGCACTTTGGGAAGACATCAATGAAGCAATCAAGCCGGTTCTGACCCAATATGGCTTTGCGCTGTCATTTCGCGTTGGCCTCGCCCAAGACGGAAGGATCACCGTCACCGGTATTCTAAGCCATCGCGAAGGCCATCGCGAAGAAACCACGATCACGCTGCCGCATGATAGCACAGGCTCCAAGAATGCGGTGCAGGCGGTCGGCTCGTCCACCAGCTACGGCAAACGGTACACCGCAGCGGCGCTGCTCAATCTGACCAGCCGCGGTGAAGATGACGACGGCAAGGCCGCTGGTGCCGCCGAAAAAATCAATGACGAACAACTACAATACCTGATCGCTTTGGCCGATGAAGTCGGCGCCGACAAGATCAAGTTCTGCAAATATCTCAAGATCGAAAGCCTCGCAGAATTGCCTGCGGCTCGCTACACGCAAGCCGTCAACGCGCTTGAAGCCAAGCGAAAGAATGCGTCATGACCGAGATCATCCAAGGCTCGCCCGAATGGTTCGCGCTTCGGCTCGGCAAAGTCACCGCTTCCCGCGTGGCCGATGTGATCGCCAAGACCAAGACCGGATGGGGCGCAAGCCGCGCCAATTACATGGCCGAACTCATTGCCGAACGTCTGACCGGCGAGGCCGCGCCATCATACACCAATGCCGCGATGCAATGGGGCACTGACCACGAGGCCGATGCGCGGGCGGCCTATGAATTCCGCACCGACGCTGAAGTTACACAAGTTGGATTTTTTGAACATCCCGATATTCCAATGACTGGTGCCAGCCCGGACGGCATTATCGGAATTGATGGTTTAATCGAAATTAAATGCCCGAACACGGCTACGCATATCGATACACTGTTGGGCAAGCCGATCGATGCAAAATACATTACGCAAATGCAGTGGCAAATGGCCTGCGCTCCGGCGATTTGGTGTGATTATATTTCGTTCGATCCGCGCCTGCCGGAATCTATGCGGCTATTCGTTCAACGTGTTGCGCGCGACCATGAGGTTATCAGAAACCTTGAACGCGACGTAACTGAGTTCCTTGCCGAACTAGATCGCAAGGTTTCCGCGTTGCGTGAGCGATACGAAATCAAGCGGGAGGCCGCATGAATCCGCTGCCGGTTTATCTATATTTTGACGGCGAATCGTTCGTTCCGCTTAAACGCTTTCGCGCCCGCATCGACAAGGAATTTGTCGTCGGCATGACCTATCCGATGGTGGTGGATGAACCGCGCTCGCACGCGAGCCACAACCATTTCTTTGCTTCGGTCGAGGAAGGCTGGCGCAATCTGCCGGAAAACATTGCCGAACATTTCCCAACGCCGGAACACTTGCGTAAATATGCGCTCATCAAGGCTGGCTATGCCGATCAGCGGTCGTTTGTTTGCAGCTCGCGCACGGAAGCTGTGAATTTGGCGGCGTTTATTCGGCCAATGGATGGATACGCAATCGTATCGGTCGCCGGTCAGGTCGTCCGCGTATTCACCGCGCAAAGTCAATCAAAGAAAGCGATGGGCGGCAAGGTGTTTCAGCAGAGCAAGCAAGCCTGCCTCGATATCATTGCAGCGATGATCGGCGTTGATACCCACGCGCTGGAAATGCAAGCGGCGGGGCAAACCATGCAGACAGCGGGATGAGTGAACGTAAAAACTTCCATCCGAAAACGATGATCCAAGCGTGGGATCGTGCGGATGGTCGCTGCGAAGTCTGCACCGCGAAACTATTTCCGGGCAATATCGAGTATGACCACCGCATTCCGTGCGCACTTGGCGGCGATGACTCGCTTAATAATTGCGTCGTGACCTGCCGAGCCTGCCATGCACATAAGACCTACAAATTGGACATTCCGACGATCGCCAAGACGAAACGGATACGCAAGCGGGCGGCGGGTATTCGGAAGCCTCGTACGATCCGCCGCTGGCGCAAGTTCTCGGGCGAGATTGTAACGGCGCCGAGGGAACGATGACTCTTCCCTATCCAAAGCCATTCATGGATATTACCACGCTTGCGGAGCATACATGCCTAAGCGAAAGCACGATAGAGAACCACGTAAGATTGGGCATTTTTCCAGCACCCCGTATGCAGGGCGGCAAGCGGCTCTGGCGGTGGAAAACGGTAGAGAAGTTCCTTGCTGGCGAAGATGATGACGTGCCAATCTCTCCAGATGCACAAGCGGAGAAGATCACAGAAGCAACAAGGAAAGCAGTGAGGGCATGACTATGCGGGCGGCGGCATGGACATGGGCGGCCGCGTCCGAGAAAGAAAAAGGTGATTGGGTACGGCTGCACTTTCCCATTGTGCGATATAGTCTAACTGAACTTTGCCATTTCGGTCACGAGTACACTGAGGAAAACACCATTTGGCGCATTAACAATGGTCGCCCGACGCGACGATGTCGCGCTTGCGAGCGCGAGCGATCTAGATTTCGGCGGCTTAGGCAAACAGCATCTTGTCCCAATGACCCGCCCCAAAACCCCTAAGCTAACCTCTGAATGCTTTGCTTCCGTCATCCGGGCATTCAGGGAAAGCGACAAGTTCAAGAAGCTTGCGGATTCAACGCGCGCCAATTACGGGCATTACTTCGACCTGGCAGGACGGCCCGATACATTAGGCGCTCTTTCGGTCGAAGTCATCCGGCCCGCCTTGGTGCAGGCATTTCTTGATGGCTTGGCCGATCGTCCGGCCACGCAAAAGAACGCACGCGCGGCGCTCAAGACCTTGGAGAAGTGGGCGCTGGTGCGCGATCTTCTCCCCCGGCAGATCACGCTAGGCACGGAAGCTCCCGGAGGCGACGGCGGCCACATTCCCTGGCCCGACGCAATGGTGAGCCTTGCCGAGCAGGAAGCCCGCCCCGATCTCGCCCGTGTCGTGACCCTGGCCGCCAACACCGGACAGCGCGGTTCCGACCTCATTCGCATCTGCCCGACCGACATAGAGGAATATGAAGGCCGCCGGGGCATCAACGTCATTCAGAAGAAAACCGGCAACATCATCTGGATCCCGCTGACGCTGGAACTTGCGACGGCAATCGACACCTGGGAACGCCGGCCCGGTCCATTCCTGCGCAAGCTGGACGGCTCATTATTCACCCGTCCGCAGCTCTCCGATCATTGGGACCGGGAGCGGGCCAAGAATCCCCGCCTGGCGCCGATCCGAGAGGCGGGGCTTGTTCTGCACGGCTTGCGCGGAACCGCATGTGTGAGGCTGCAAAGGCTCGGCGCAACCGATACGCAGATAGGCGCGATGGTCGGAATGTCGGAACAGATGGTCAGGCGCTATTGCCGGTTTTCCAAGCAGCGGGAAAACGCGCTCGCGGCGGTACATTATCTCGATAGAACGGCGCGCGAACCTGGCGGCGACAAGTCATCCAACCGGGCCCACTAAGATATTGAATTCTTTGAGTGCGATTTATTCGGCTTTTAGAGCCAACCCATAAGAAATCAACTAGTTAAGCATCATGAACAAACGGAAAACGGCGTAAAGTGGCGTAGAACCCCATTTATTCCCCGCTCTCGTCCGGGATTCCGGTTCCAACGATCCCGCAGTCAAAACAGATGCCGGAACAATCGTAACGAAACTTGCCGACGTCGGAAGCGTCGTAAACATGATAGCCTCTAAACCAGCATCGAATGCGGCGAAGTCGTTTCACGATTATTCCCTTGCCCAATCTTCCCACACCAGCCATCGTTCACCACATCGACCACATCGCCAGCCATGCCAGCCGAATCCAGTCTCACGGCGCTGGTGCCGCCAGTGGAACAGATAACACCATGCCCGTTTCACATCTGCTCCTATCTAGCTAGCAGCTTCAACACCTGATCTGGGAAAATCCAATCAGGAGGGATGCCGCCAAATTTCTCAATGCAGATGGCGTTGCGCGGGTCATCTTTAATCAGCGTCATGTTCTCCATATAAATCCGCGTGCCTCGTTTCCAGTTGCCATAGATGCGTTCAGCAATTTCCGACAGCGTGTCGCCCTTCTTTACGATGTAGATCTCGCACATTTAGATCAGCTCCTTATTTGACCAACTTGAGTTTCGGGCGAACGAGAGAATGAGCCGCCTCGACGCATTCGTCACAGATAAAGGCGTGCTTGCCGTTAACCATTTGCCGAGCCTCGTGATCCGACTTTCCGCAGAAGTCGCAATAGCACTTGACGTTCGGCTTATAGGGAAGAAGTTTCAAGGCCGCTCCTATGCTGACTTGCCAAAAACGCGGCGAAGCGGGTCAAACTTCTTATCAATGCGATTAAGCCGCTCGACGTTGCATTCAAAGCACCACTGGCCCCAAGCCGTGATGCACCCCATTTTTCCGCAGCCGAGGCAGCGCAGATTCGGTCGGATGCGATTACCCTCATGGTTTGGGTCTTGGTACGCCTTCACGATCACTCCTTTGTTGTGTGGGGGCAGTTATCGTCAGCCCCCTGTGACGGACCCAGATGGCCTTTCGGCCCCCGGCCTCCACTTCCCCTCTCGGGGAAGCTATGGTCTGCCCACATTCGCTCAAACTCTGCAATGGCGACTGGGATCATTGCCCGTATGCGCTGCATATCCTCGTAGGACAGAGCAATCAGATTGCTGAGATGAACGCCGAACTCTGCTTCATTGTTCTTATCGAAGCCAACCGAAAGAATGGGCGTTATGACGGACATGACCTCTCCTTTATCGCCAATCGCCCTTGTATGGAATCGTTCTTGTTGGGCGCTTCACATCCTCACCCCAGATCGCGCGATGGACCTGCGCGGTTAGTCGATTCCAACGTCGGGCACCAAGGCGCACAATCTGTTCATCCATGCCCGCGTCGTCACACATCATCGGATGCGGTTCGTGGTCACCGCCGCAGATAATGCATTGAAGATGCGCCACCGAAACACTCCTTTATCGTTTGTTGCTCGCAAGGTAGACCCCAAAGAACCATCCGAAAAGATGTGGCCAGCCTGCAGCCATAAGACCAAAAACAAGAGCAAGGAAGTGGTGATCCACGCCAATCTCCTATTTGCTTTCCATTTGTACAAGCGAATGAACGTCCTTAACGTCAGCCGTCAAATGCATCATCATCCAGAATAACAACTCACGCTGTTCTGCGATTGATAGCTGACGGAAGCCCTTCATTTGCGACTGCATTACCTCGGGAGATTGCCGGCGATATTCTTGCAATACCTTAGCAGGAGTCATCTATTGTCCTTCGATTTTTCTGTCGCTGCCCGTGCGATGGCTTCTAGTGCGGCGACCTCACGTTCACGACGGGCTTCTTCGCGCTCGGGAGCATAGCGGCGGCGGCGTGATTCCATTTCTCTATGAATGAGTAGATCAAAGAGGTTCACAAATCCGCTCCTATATCTCTAGCGTCTTTCTGACGCGCATCAGGTAGTCAAGGAGCGCCTGTTCATCTGGTCGGCGGTCCTGATTTTTAAGCCTAACGATATGGCGCTGCGTTTCGTCCAGTACTGCCGCTCGCCAGCAATCTCGCAATGCGAACTTGCGTGGACACGGATCGGGGCCTTCACCCGGATAGCAAGTGCAGATCCGTGTATCGACTGCGGCTTGTGCTTCGTAGTTTCCGGCCTTTTCCATGATCACTCCTTATTTGACCAACTTGAGTTTCGGGCGGACGAGAGAATGAGCCGCATCAACGCATTCGTCACAGATAAAGGCGCGCTTTCCGTCAACCATTTGCCGAACCTCGTGATCCGACTTTCCGCAGAAGTCGCAATAGCACTTGACGTTCGGCTTGTAGGGAAGAAGTTTCAAGGCCGCTCCTTTATTGATGCAGGCGGCTGTCAAGCTCGCCCCTGCGGATTTCGCCTGAACGCTTGTTGGCGTGATCCAGAAGCGAGGCACAGATTTCGTTTGACACTTGGTCGCGGGCGTCTGGCGGAAGGCATCCGAGGCAAATTGCCGTAACGCCCATGCAGGCGACGGCAGCGTTAATCAAGTGCTCTGGAGTACCGCCATTTTTCTTGAGCCACGCGAGAACGTGAGTAGTCAATTCGTCCCGAAGCTCACCCTGGCTAATTTCGGCTGCGTCCACCTTGCCAGTTCCGCCGCATAGGTCGCACGACGGCCCCTGGTAATCGCCGTACTTATTCGCATCATGACACTTGGGACACTCGATCACGCCAATCTCCTTTATGATCTATACGATTTCATGTTGAATAAACATATCTGGTTGTTGACTTGCTTCCTTGATCCGTCTGCACGCGATCTCGAAATACTTTGGCTCGATCTCAATCCCGATAAACTTGCGGCCGAGTTTGACAGCAGCTACACCAGTTGTACCGGAACCCATGAATGGGTCTAGGATCGTCGCGGCCTTGACGCTGAGTCGTTTAAGTAATTCTGTCAGCAGGAACACAGGTTTTTCGGTCGGGTGATTGCTTGCCGGGTTGGTCTTTTGATCGGGAGTTCTGTGGCCGTCTCGAATGGAGCCCATCCATAATTGCCGATGAATGCGCGGCGCCTGTGTCGATGCGCTGTGCCAGATCAATTCACAATCAGCGCCTGTCCAGTTTTCAAACCCGCCACATTTTTTGTCCCATACGATCCATGATCCAGGCCCAGGAAGGCTTTGCGGAAAATAGTTTGCGCCGAAAAAAATCTGCTCATCCCCAAGCAGAAAATCCGCTGGATTAAATGGACGGTCATCGCCCTCAATCGGCTGCCATTTTGCGTCGCAGACTTCGCCCGTGCCATAGACGGGCGTTGTGAACGCCTTGCGCGCCGACGGTCGATAGTCAATTCCATATGGCGGATCGGTCACGGTCGCGTCGATTTTGCCAAGCGCAGGCAATATCTCCCGGCAGTCGCCAAGGTAGAGCGTCGCGTTGCCTATGGTGACGGGATTGGTCATGTTCATGAAATGATTTCGCGAACAGCGCAGCCGAGCGGCGTAAGCCACGTTCGCCATTGACCGTCGCCCGTATCTTTCGGCCACGCTCTCATCGCAAGTCCTGTGGCAATGATGTGATCCCGGTCGCGGAAGTCCAGTTGTTCTATTGCGCGCTCATCGATCAATAGCGCCCGACGCTGAACCTCGTTCAATTCGCGAGCGGCCTGTTCTGGCGTCACGTCTGCTCCTATCGTCCAGGTTGATCCTCAGGCTGAGGCACGAACGGGTGAGCGCGTCGATACGCCTTGCGCTCTTTCTCGGTCTTGCTTCGCCATGCAGGAAAATGATGGTTGATTGTTGACGCCGTGACTTTGTAGCGTTTCGCAATGCGTGGGATCGGCGCCTTAGTGACCTCCAGGAGTCGCTTGATCTCCTTGAGCGCCTTTGGCTTGAGCCGTGTAGGGCGCCCCAGGATGTAACCGCGTTCTTTGCGCCTAGCGAGGCCGGCGCGGGTCCGCTCGATCGTCATATCGCGTTCGAGCTGCGCTAGGATCGCCAGCATATGGAAATAGAATCGGCCGAACGGCGTCCGGGTATCTATCTGTTCGGTCAGCGAAACGAGGTTCCAGCCGCATTCCTCGAACCGAGCCGCCAGCTTCATCATGCCAAGGGCATCCCGGCCAAGCCGATCCAGCTTCCAGACCACCAACGTCCAGCCCTTGCGGCCGGACATGAGCTTCAGAGCGAGGTCCAGGCCCTTGCGGGACATCCTGCCGCCGCTCACCGTATCGGTAAAAATGTTGTCATCGGGGATGCCGCGCTTCTTCAAAAGCGCGACTTGCATGTCCACACTTTGGTCCGAAGTGGACACGCGCGCATAGCCGACCTCCTCGGCGGGGACTGCCGGCGCGAGTTCCGCCTCTGGCGGCGGGATATGGGGTTTAGGCGGTTTGCGCTTTGCCATTAACGCAAATCGTACAATATCGGGACGACAAAAATCAAGTTATTTCCGTGGACTTCCCGATTCTGTGAACAACATTTCTATTGACTTCCCGCTTGTCGGCGCGGATAATTCGCCCATGATCAACGCGGCTGAAATGTTATTGGCCATTGACAAGCTTATTTCGCTTGCCAGGAAGGATGAGCGGCGCCGCTGTTTGAAGGTCGCCAAGGCCATCCGGCGCCAGCAACCGAAAGGCAATGCCAAGGCCGCAGCCCGCAAGATTGAACACGAAATCCGCTCGCTTGAGCGGGAATATCAATGAGGCCGACAGATGGCGCAGAAGAAAGACAGGCGAGCGACGGATGCCCTCAACGTGGCCTTATCGGGTGCGGAGAGTGCCCTATCCGTCGCGAGTACCATGGCTGGTGCCGATGCTGGTCACGCCATCGCCAAAGCCAGCAAGTATCTTGAGGAGGCCCGTGAGCACTTACTGACAATTCAGTTCCACGCCAATCAGATATAGGCCATGCTGCGCTGGCTGGAATGGCATCTGTACCGGAAATGGAAGTCGAATAACCGCCCGCCGTGGTGGGCGAGATAGGGGCAGCCATGACCCGAGAGGAGTGGGTGCAGTTCGAGAAGATCGAACACAAGTCCGATGTTCAACTTGCCATGCGTGCCCGCTGCGAGGAACAGGGCCACGAATGGGTCGGCGGGGCCGATTTCCTCCCGCCCCGCGTTTATATGCTTTGTAAGTGGTGCGGCGCTCGCCGCTGAGAGTCAGGAAAGGCCGCGATGGGCGAGCTTTCATATGAAGAAGAATGCCTAGCCGAGATTGGTCGGCTTCGGGCAATTCTGCGAAGGTCGAAAGAAAAATTGGAATTGTACCGAGCCGCCCACACTGGCGAATATGTTGGCGGCACCGAATACAGCGTCTTAATGCGTCAGATTGACGATGCTCTCAACACAAGCAAATAGGCCGACCGTGAGCATGGGCTACGAGGAACTTGAGGCTGCGCTGGCAAAGGCTGGCAAACGCGATCTTGAACAGCGGGCGGAGATCGAGCAAGGACATCACCGGCCGGATTTCCGAATCTCGACGCCGATAAAGCCGCGACCATGCGCAAGTTCATTCACATTCGCCTCCACTCTGTTGATCCGTTCGGCCTGCTGGTTCATTCGCTCTGTCTGCACGGCCTGTAGCGACGCAATCTCGGCGAGCTTTTTGATTTCCGCTTTCAACTCCTTAACTTCGTCCTGCATGGTAGCGACCGCGCTGCCCTGCAGCGCCATCGCGGTTTCGACGCGCGTGGTCGAGCGCCCGAGCTTGAACGCGACAAGACCGCCGCCGCCGATGATGCTCAGCACCTCGGCTATTTTCAGGATGTTGTCGAAGCTGATGGCGTCGGGCATTGGCCAATCATTTGCCTTGGCCGATCGCACTGATCGCGTCGTCCAACTTCTTGATTGTTTCCTCTTGCTTGCGCTGGAACTGCTTGTTCTTTATGCGCTCCTCGTCTGTTGCGGCGCGTAGATATTCCAACTCAAGGCGGTCACGTTCACGCTCGGCATTCTCGCGCTTGCCCACAGCGATTTCCGTGCGGACTTCTTTTAATTGCGCAAGATGCGGCCGAACCCAGCCGCGCGTCGCCAGCGTCGGAGCACCGATGCTGTCCCATGATTCATAGGCCGCCGGTCCTGCCGTCACCAGGCCAAAGATCATGGCCAATGCCGTGCCGGCGGAGGTCAATGCCTTGCGCTGCGTCGTGCTCCAGAGGAATGTCATCATCGGCAATGCCTCATCCGAAAGCTGCGACGCATCCTGCACCAATGCCGCCGATTACGATCAGCAGAATGCCAAAAGAACCCATATTGAAGCGGTATAAACTTGGCGTAATGTCGTTGAGATATGCGGCGAAATCGAGCAATATCAGCACTAGCCCAAATGCAGCCATCAGACCGAAAAATACGATCATTCTTTACGTTCCTTTTTGGCCCGCTCTGCAGCGGCGGCTGCTTCTACTCGCCGCACTTCGCCGATGAAAGCAAGCATGAATTCGTCAGCGCATTCTTCACGCCGCCAAAACCGTTGCCACCATGTTTCACGATGAAGTTCGTACCATTGGCGCACATACCAAGCGATCATATCGCCGCGCGCTGTCGGCTCGCCTCCAAAGTACATATCGGCGAGGCAAACACCTTCGCCCCAATAGCCCTCGCAATACATGCGATGGCACTTGGGGCAGAACGATTGATCTTTCTGCCCGTATCTATCGCGTACACCGAGAAACGCCGTGTCGCTCATTTGTGCCTCATCGGCGCTTCTCGCATCTAAAATCGGCATCGATCCAGGTCGCATTTTCTTCCGGAATGACCCACGATTGCAATTCGGCGGCACGGGCATTGCATTGCTGCTCCGTATTGCCGCCCTTCAATTTGAAGTCTTTGAGCTTTAGCGGCTTCCCGGCAACGCTGACCGTAAGCGTGATGATGAGAACCCAAGTCATACAACGCCGGTCGGTGATGTTGCGGATGGTGGCGGCCGTATCCTATCAAGGCGCTTAATAGCGGCTATCGCCATTTCACGGCAGAACTGTTCAGGAACCATTCCGCCATAGCCAGTTTCGTCGATCTTCGCGCGTATAGCTGCTTCGACTTCGGTGATTTCGTTCTCAGTCATAAATTCCTCCTCACTGTTTGATGATCTTCATCATCGGCGGTTGAGCCATTGCGACACAGCATTGATACCGGTCTGCACCGGCATAATGATGAAGAAACTCTGCACGATTGCCCACTGATAAACATCATAGGGCGCCGGCAGTTTCGGCACGCCCCAGGAGCCAAAGGGCGGAATCACGGTATCGAGAAACACAGCCGCGAAATGCGCCGATGCCGGAATGCCAGCAACCAGAATAATCAGCTTTGCGCCCCACCACGCGTTTTGCGCCTGTTTCATGCGGTTGATTTCGACTTGCGCATTCATATAGGCCTGGAACGCGGCAAGATCGACGCCGCTCGCTGTCTTGAATCCTTCGAGCTCACGATCGCCCTTGGCTTTGAAATAATCAAAGATCGACGATGCGAGGCCGGGAAGCAAGCCAAGCAAAATGGTCCACATTATTTTTTCCTCTTTCGCTTTATGCGTTCACGCACCGTGCGGCTTGGATTATTCTTGGCATAGGCCGCAGTGACAAAGCGGCCGGTGACGGCACTGCGACAGCGATAGGCGCTCATCCGAACAACTTGGTCCATAGCTTATTGAACAGGTCCGTCACCCATTGCGGGCGCTGGAATATGAGCCAGCCGGCCAGGAACCCGGCATAACCGCCGAGCGCAAATTGCGAGAGAATGATTTTGTCGATCATTGTGGAGCCTCCGTTGTGTCGTCTTGCGATAAATGCTTGATGATCTTCTGCACGTCGATGCGGCCTTTAATGACTAGGTAAAGACCGACACTGGCCAAAATCAGCACGATGACGAATGCGGCCAAGACGTAAGGATTGTCGAGCTTGTCGAACAATCCGCCGATGGCGCTGCCGATGCCAGCCAGCCATGTCATCAAGCCGCCCCAGATCGTTTTCGACTTCGGCAGCGGCTTAGTCTGGCTTTCGGTATCTTCTGCCTTGGGCGAGGGCTTCTCGGTTGGTACGGTCGGAACAGGAGGCGGAACTTTCGGTAATGTCGAGACCTTGAACCGCGCCTGTGGATCGAGCGCCAGCAGCTCCTTGAGCACCGCCATGGCGCCGATTTGCGGATCGATCACGCTAGCGTCGTACACACCGTCACGCACAAACTTGCCGGGTTGCTGCACGCTAGTCCCGCCCCATAGATATGGGGAGGGGATGTTGCGTGATGGACTTCGATAGCCCCAGCCGTTGAATTTCTCCGCCGCATAGGCGACGCGCTCCGGTCCCCAATCCTTGATTTGGTCGAAATGCTCGATGACGATCAGCGCATCATAGGCGCCTTCTTCCCAACTCACATTCGGATCGGGCGGGCGGCCTCTAGGAACCTGAACGGTCTGGCATGGCACGCCGCCGCGGCGCATCGGGTCGCCGTTGTGCAGCCATGTATTAAAATCAGCGTTGCTCTCGCGCATGTGCAGGCAGCCAACGACACCCCACGGAACCTTGGTGGTCGCTTCCACCGCCTTGTAACGGTCTTTGTTTCTGATGATCTTGCGCGCCTGTGCTGCCGCCTCGGATTCCTTGGTCACCGTCATTTGTGCCCATAGGTCGGCGTATTCCTGGCGTACACTCTCGAATGCATATTGAGTCATTTTGGGATTTCCAGCGATGTAAACGGGGATTGCCTGCGGTCGCGGCGGGCGAAGTACGCCTTCGCCAATTGCACCTTGGCTCTCGCTTCCGCTACGCAATAGGGACAGACCCAGACTTGGTATTTTTGCTTTAGCTCAAACCCGCTTCCGTGCGCGGGACAGAGAAATGTAGGCCGCCTGTTCGGCTTCATGTCGTCGAGAGTCAGCGCCAAATTAGGCCCATGCATAGAATACAATTTTCCACTTTGAATTAGTAATGTCGGTAATAGATCCTGTGGTTTTATTCAAAACACGGAAGGTAACCGCGTTTGCACCGAATCGTATATTTAGGTTTGTCGCATCCGGCACAATCGCGACGCCTGGACTGCTATCGGTGTCTTGGCAATTAAGTGAAATTGGAGTTTCATCATTTTGTGCATAGCCGGCTTCACCGCCGGCTTGAATGCAAACAAGACGGACCTGCATTAAAGTTGGAGTGGTGCCGAGCGAATGCGCTAGAGTGAGCGAGCCGGCCGCTGTAATAGTCTGCTGCGAGCTTGTGAATGATTTTGTGAATATAGGTGGAGACACAAGCGAGGCATTAGCTACCGAGCCGGATGGAAGCGTTACGGCCCCGGCTGACACTGTAAATCCATTGGAGGCTGTCAACGTGCTGGAAACGCCAAGAGTGCCGGTCACATTGGAATTGCCGGTGATGGCCGCGCCGCCCGCCGATACAGTCAGTGCCGCCGAAAGCGTCGTTGCTCCGGTAACGCCCAAGATGCCAGCAACCGTCGTATTGCCGCTTGCCGCCGTGACGTTGAACTTGTTGGTATTGACTGCGACGTTACCGGTCACGTCCAATGTGCTGGACAGCGTGGCCGCACCAGTGACACCTAGCGTTCCGGCAATCGTCGTATTGCCCGAAGCGGCCGTGACGTTGAATTTATTGGTATTGACGGAGAAATTCCCCACGACATTATAAGCGCCGGTCGTGGCGAATGTCCCGGTGACAGTCACGCCCGTCGCCGTCGCGGCCAGCACATCGACGCCGCCGGCCGTGAAGCTCACTTGATCGGCAGCCGGGAAATAGATGCCAGTGTTCAGGTCGCCCGTGGCCGCATAGGCCGCCGCCGCGACGGTTCCGGCCGCAGCCGACACGCCGGAGGCAAACGGTACGCGCGCCGTGGTCGTGGTCTGTCCGTCCTTGCAGATGGCGGTGGACAGCCCCGTCGCCATGCCGTCCATCTCGCCGTCCATGCGGGAGGCGGTGACAGCCACAGCATTGGCTTTATCCGTGACCCAATTGTAAAGTCGGACGAATGTGCCGGAACCGTTGAAAGCGATGGTCGCCTCCTATAAAATGCAAAAACCGCCCGGAGGCGGTCTTTGGATGGCTCAATTCCTATGGCGCGTATTTCAGCTCGCGATCATCTTCGCGGTGATCGGCTCAAACATCGAATGGCGCTGGACGCCAAATAGCTACCTTGCGGCGCTGCTTGGTTTCGGCGCGGCTTACGTCGCTACGGTTTTGCTGACTTTGTTAGCGGGGCTGCTGTGCGGCTTCCGTCGCCGTGCCATAGAGCAGAGCGCGGGCGAGGTTGCGATTGATCGGGCCGGAAGGTTGTCCCGCCAACGCCTGATTGGACAAGATCGATTGTGTGATCGGATGCATTAAAACACGGCCAACTGCCGGCGGACCGGCGGCACCAAGCATTGCACCTTCAAGGCCTGCCTGTGACCCGCCGGCAATCATAGCGCCAAGATGCAACGGCAAACTCATTGCATATATTCGCGGTCCTGTGCCGCTTTGTGGCAATGGCTTCATGATTCTTTCGGCGGCGTGTGCGAGTTCGGCAAAATCGCCATGGCCGCGCGCATAATCACGTCGGTTCTGTTGATTCAAAGCACGGGCCAATGCCGCAGGATCAACCAGCTCTTCACCAGCCGCTAATGGCGACTTTGGCGCGGTCGCTACTTTTTCGAGAACCATCAGATTGCGGTATTGATTGCGCGCCTCGCGTAAAGCCTTCATGTCTGCCGTATTGCCCGCCGCCCCCATGCTGTGTTCCATGGCGTCATCCAACGCGATCTGCAAGCCACGCAAAGCATCGCGCGCTTCATTCTGGCTTACGTTGCGGCCGGATTCACGAATGCGCGAAGTAATTGATTGATAAACTTTGCCAGGAATTACGCCGCCATGTTGTTGTAACGCATCGGCGATTTCCTTGACGTAATTCCCAACAACGGGAGACCTATTGCTCTCCGCAACAAAGCCTGAGTATTCCTTGACTACGTCGGTGATGTCCTTGGTCATTTGCGGCGTTGGCGTGAGAGTATTGCGCTGCTCGATGTCATCGAACACTTTGCCGAGACGTTCAAATCCCTGCTTATCGATGACTTCCGGCGTTAGACGATTGGAATCGATACCGGCGCGTTTTAACGCAGCGGCCGTTAGTTGCTCGGCTTGCGATTGCCGCAAAATATCGGCACGATTGCCGCCAAATGGAATATCGGTCAGGGATTGCTCTGTCCATTGCAAGGGCCGGCTTCCGACGATCTGTCCTGCTGTCAGGTCAGTGACGCCTTCTTTTTGCAGGGCCTGCACCAAGGCTTGCCGGCGCTCGCTGGCGGGAAATGGTGTAATCAAATGCGCTGCAGTGCCGGGAGTCGCGACTGCCGCAGCAAGCCGCGCCCAAGGCTCCGATGCCGTTCCCTGTGTCGCTTGGCCGGCCGCTTCCGAGGCAAGCCCAGGAGCGACCGCTTGGAAGGCCACCCGGCGCGCAATGCCACCGGGGCCAGCCAATGCGGCAGGAGCGAACTCGCCAACGGTCTGCGCATACTGGCCGGCCTTGGTCTTTGGCTTGTAGAACTCGCCGGTATAGCCTTCGACGCCTTTTTGGATGCTTGCGGCGGTCGGCAACGGATTAGGTCCGCTCTCACCCCGCGGCTGCGCCAATCCTTTCCCGACCAGATAGCGGTTACCGGCATTGAGGCCGGAATTGACCAGATCGACCAGATCGCCGGGCAAGCCGGCCAATCCGATCGTGCCCTTGGCGGCACCGATGCCGGACGACTTCGCCACGTCGGCAAGATCGACCGATGGTTGATTATTGGCGTTGCCGGCGTTGAGCAGCGCCAGCAGTTCGGGGTCGGTGACGATCGGCATGGTTTATTTCGTTTCCCATTGGCCATCGGGCCGCTGCGTATAAGTCTTGCCATTGATGACTTTAGTTTGCGGCGTAGCGCCGGGAACCGCTGGTTTTTGATATGGCGCAAACGGCCCGAAGATCGGCAGCACGTCTTGCGGATTGATTTGCGCGCGGGTGGCAATACCGTGATACATTCGCGTATCTTGATCGAACAATTCTTTATGAGCATTCATACGGCTATAAGCCTCTTGCATTATCGCTTCTCGCGTTTCAGGCAAAAGCCTGCCAGTCGATTCTAGTTGCGAAGTAATGGTGGCTTGCAAATATTGAGGTAACGTAGCAATTGCCTCTGCCATTTTTGTTTCGCCTTCTTTCACGCCTGTATTTGGGTCCATGATTTTAACCAATCCATAAATCAAATTGATGTCCGCTGCACGGGTATTGCGAGGAGCGGCCTCCAACATTGATTTATAAACTGGGGCGACTGATGCGAGAGCCTTATACGAAGGCAGATCGGAGACTTCCTTGCGCAGTTTCATCGAAGTTTCGAACGGAACGCCGCTGCCGGGAACCTTGGTAATGGTCTGGTTGCGTGAATCAATCCAGCCGTGTTGCGGTTCTCCGTATTGACCCTGCCCAATGGTACCGAAGGTCGGGTCTTTCGGCGTGGCATATTCGGCATAGAGTTGCATGCCGAGCGCCTGCAGGCGATGATCGGGGCTGCCCATGTAGGTGCGGATTCGCTCGCGGATTTCCGGCGGGACGATCGGCGTTCCCGGTCTTGTTGCAGGCGCGGTCGCTGGCGTGGGTTGGCCGGGCATACCCGGCGCGGGCATGGGTGGCGCGGCTGGGCCTGCAGTCGGGCTTGGCGGCATCGTTGGCTGGCCGGCTGGTGCGGGTGGCCGCAAGGCTTGCGCAATTTGCGCCTGCGGCGGGCGCATCTGGTCAAGCCGCGTCCGATAGGGGTCTTGCGGCTGGCCTGGTTCCATGCCGATGATGTTGTTAATCGCCGGCCCGGACGGCCCCGCGGGTGCCATAGGCGGCGGCAATGAGGCCGTCCGCACCGGATTGGGCGCAATCGGCATATTCGGCCCAGCCGATGGGGCCGCTTGTGGCAGTGCGGCGGATGGCCCAGGCCCTTCAGGTTCCAAGCCGGGTAGCGATTTCAGGCTTTCGACAAAAGCCGCCTGCCGGCGCCGGTCAATTTCGTCCGCCTGTTTGAACTCCATCGTGCCGACCAGAGCATTGGCCAATCGGGCGGCGCCTTCCGACCAGGCCTGCACGGGCGACGTATCTGTGCCTTGCGTGATGAGTTGCGCGGCCAAGCGACGGCGCCAGTCGACATCCTTCGCTTGCTCCCCTGGCGCGATGCTGAAAATGCCCGTATTGAGAGGCATGAGGATTGTTCCTTAATATGTCGGCGGCGCGCCGTACATCATGCCGGCCGCCCGCACACCGGCCCCGCCAAGGCCGAATAGCCCGCCCATCAACGCCTGCTTGTATTGGTTTTGTGCCTGATACTGCGCCAGCGGTCCCATCTGGTAATTCTGCATGGTGAGCCCGGCAATGTCCGGCGTCGACATCGGCGTATAGTTGTAGGGCTGCGCATTCGGCAGGCTCACCTGTCCGCCACTGCGAAGCGCAGAAATCTCGTTAATCGGCTGGTTACGAATGGCTAACCGTTCTTCCAAGGCGCCGCTGCGGTTAGCATTGGCAAAATTGGCGCGCTTAAGTGCCATATCAAGCCAACTCTGCTGTTCGCCCGTGCCACGCTCGGTGATGCCCAAGCGCAGATCATTGACCTGCCGGTTATAATCGCCAAGCGCATCGTTCCAAGCTTGTGTGCCGCGCTGGAAGCCTTGGTTGGTGAGTTTAGTTTCTAGCGCAGTGCGGTCCCGCTCAAGCTGCGGATTAATGCGATCATACATCGCCTGCTCGACGCGCGCACGTTCGCCGGAAAAATCATCAGTTCCAAGATTGGCGCGTTCTGGCAGGCCAGTCGCATCAATGGGATTTCCGAGCGTGTCTTTCAGCCGGCCAACTTGCCCAATGGCAAGATCATTTACTCCAGTGCCGAGTTCGGTACCCTGATTGTAAAGCTTCTGCTGGTCGGGTGAAAGCGTTGTGGTTTGCGTATAGCGCGGGACTTTATAGGTCTGCCCGTCCGCTCCGGTAATTGTCTCAAACCCGTTGGTGTCGTAGGTTGTCGATCCGGTCGGGCCGACCTGATTAACATTGCCGAGAACGGAATTGGCAATCGCGGATTGGATGTTTGTGCCGGTCTGTGCTGAGGCAACCTTGGCCGGATCAGGAGGCGGAGGAGGCGATGAAGGGCTCATGTCCATTTTCTCATCTGTTCGGGGAATAATCCGTACATGAAAGCGTCATCCGCCCGTGTCTGGCCGAAATAACGCCGACGCACGCCCTCAAACTCGAATCCATGCCGGACCAACCCGGCGCGCCATTGCTTATTTGCCCGCTTGACGGAAAGCGAAATCCGGTTGGCTTGCATCTGGTGGAAAACATAATCGAAGATCGCCCGGATATTGCCGCGCGTCATCAAATGCGGCGCATACAGCGTGATTTCGATATTCGAGCCGTTCCAATTATTGAATACTGCGCCCGCGCAAAACTCATGCCAATCTTTCGTCGCGCCAATCGCCGTATAGGGCGGATAAATCACGATGCCGAGCTTTGCCGAAACCCATTCGCAAACCCGTTGATCGTGACCGAAGACAAGTTGCACTATTTTCCCATTAAGGCGCGGGCGAGAGGCGTCATATTTGCCAAACTTTCATCAAATACGACGCGGCCATTGGGTGACACTAATTGCATGTCGTTGGCCCAATGCGGCGCATCGGGTCCAGCCCATTGGCTCTCATTTGAGAAAGTTTGATGCAGAGGTGTTTTCCAATAATCGGGATAATGCATCCTGCCGTCATTTGGATTAATCGCGGAAGTCGCCAACGGATTACCTTGACGCTGCGCTTGCCAAAAACCGCGCATGTCATAATCAGACATTCCGGTTTGATCTGGATTAAACGGAACGCGGTTATTAGCAAGCCATTGTCGGAAGGCAAATTCATCAAGTTGGTTTAGCGTCGTTGGAGCGGGAGGAACGGAAAATGGCGGGCGACTGGACATTATAGATAGCCGCCGCGCTCAAAGCCGACATCGCAGCCGTTGTAGGTCAGCGTTTCCGACGATGAAACGCCAAACGCAATCGACCCGGCACGTCCTTCGCCGGCAATCGTTTGCCAATTGAGCGTCGGAATGTCGCCGCCCGCCCATTGAAAGCTATCCCATTGTGCGGCGTCCCATTGCGTGCCGCTGGTAGAGGCAACGACAGTGCTGATCGATGGCTCACTGGTATCATAGTTGGTCTGGATCGTGACCGGAGGCACGTATTGCGTCGGCGCCAGAAAGATCGGCCGCGCCATGGTGAAGTGTTTCGTTACCGCGGTACGGAATGTGCTATAGGCTGATTGCAGCACGGCCGTTATATTGCTGGTGCCGTCCATGGTGGTGCTGTCGAATTTTCGCACCACGGCGTCATTGCCGCCAAAATAGATATTATCTCCCAGGAGCGACCAGCAGCCGCCGTTGATGCCGGTGAACCGGCACCAAGCCCCGGTGTTGATATTCATTACATATTGATGCTGCGTCGTGCGCTCGGCGATCGGCACATTGACGATGAGAAGGTTTTTCTTCGGATATTCGATCGATTCCCATCCGAATAAGGTTCCCGTCGATCGGTACTGTTCCCGGAATTGCCCGGAAATCTTGTCAGTGAAACTAGCGCGTCCCGCCGCTCCTTCCGGCAGCGACAGAATGCGCGCCAGCGACACAAGACCCTGCGATGTGAGCACCCCAAGATCGGCCCCGGCATGATGGATGCAGCGCCGGCCGATAACCTCAGGGATGTTATAATAACCTAAGAGCGCCCATGTCGTTGCGGCTGATGGATCGGTGCCGGAATAGACGCAGATTTCCCCGCGATTGGAAACAAAAACCGCGAAATCATCCGGTCCCGCCCCGCCGTCGCGCGACCAGGTACCCATCGCCATCAGCTTGCCGCCCTTGCGGAACGGCAGCAGGAATTGCGTCATGGCGCCGGCAATGGCGCTCGTGCCCAGGTACCAGACGTAATTCTGGTTTTCCTCGATGAACCAGAGCCGGTTCATGTGATTATGCACGCCGATCAGGTTGCTGATCGATAGCCCGGTCGTTGTTACGCTGCAGGTCGCCCAAGTGGTGCCGTTATAGGTGCGCGGCGCATCGGCGCCGTTGCAAATCACTAGGAAAGAGCCAGCCGTATTGGTCATTTGGCTGTGCTGCCAACGGCCGTTGGTTAATCCAGTAACGACCGCGGCCGTGGCTGAGGCCGTCGCCGCTGCGGTGACATCATAGATGGCGGTCGGAATGGCAGCGAACATCTTGGCGTTCGTCGTGTTCGGCGGCACGTATTGAATGAGCGACTCAATCGCCGTCGCGGTTGCTTCGATGATTGCATGCGTGGCAAACCCGCCACGCAAATGCACCGAATTCGTATCCGGTATCCAGTTGTCAAGCCGGATCGCGTCCTTGTCGTCCATCAAGGGCAGTGCATCGCGTTTGTTCCAGCCACCGACTGGCGGCGGTAATATCTCGACCTGGAACGCCGATTGCGGAATTCGGCCGTTGCCACGCAGCGAGGCATCCTGCAGGGCAGTTCGCATCAGCCGACCGTCCCGGTCCAGCCCGGCTGCGGCGGATAATCGTCATCGCGCGATTTGCTCACATAAAGAACGCGCATGCCGCGGTCGCGGCTGGCGGCTTTTTCCAATTCGCGCTCGTAGGTCGCCATTTCTTCGGCGTAGTGCATCGACTTCACCCGCAGCCAGCGCCAGGTGATGCCGAGTTCAATCAGATGATCGGGGATTAACGGCGTATCGGTATCCGCCGCCCAAGTGCTTTGCGCCGTGCCGCCGGACGATTGACACCAGTTCTTTGATATATAGTCCAGCGCGAAGGTATGTCCCGCGGTCGGCGCAGGATAGACATTGAGTGCCCCGCCGAGAATGCGCCACCATCCGGCAATAGACCCAGTTACGGCGCTACTTTGCAGCCGCACCCAATTGACCGAAGAAGTCGGCCCGACTAGAACTTGATGGTTGGTTTGGTCCCAGATTTCGACATCGGGAACCATATGATCATAATCGGTTCCGAGCGCCGACGATTGCACCACGGTCGCCGTGGATGTGAACGTCTTTTGCACGATCAATGCCTGCCAATCGTGTCGGCGCGCGAGCTCGCGGCCTTCCCGCTTGGCCAAGTTAAGCCAAAGCACCGATGCCGCGTCAGCATTGCCGACAAGCGATGACGGCACCGGCAAGCTGAGCGAACCGGCAATGCCTTGGACCATCGCCAGCAGGGTATTCATTACGCCGCCGCCTCGGATTGGTCATCCTTGCGCGGCCGGCCGGGGCCACGTTTCGTCGGCTGTTCGATGCGCGCGGCCAAGTCTTTGAGTTGCCGCTGCATCTCGGCGATAATCGCGTCCTTGCGCTCGCTTTCGGCCGCCAGCCGTTGCGCTTCGGCGCTGTCCTTGGCCTGCGCCAAGAACGCCTTGGCCTTGGTGCGTAGTTCGCGCCCGCTCTGGCCAAGCTTGTCGATATGGCCATCATGCACTTCGGCCAGGCATTCGACGGTATGAATGTCCATGCTCTTGAGCATCACTGCCTGGCCGCGGCTGATCTGCGGCCATTGCTCGATGGGCAGACCCTGAATAGGCACGCTGCCGCGTTGCTTGAATGCCGCGTAGGCGCGCGGGTAGCGCGCCCGGTCCTTGTCTTTGGCAATTGCCAGTACTTCCGACTGCTTGTCGCCGGGAACCTTGGCGCGGAAGAATTCGACATCCTTGAACACCGGATATCCGGCCTTGGCGCTGGCCTTCGCATCAGTCATCTGCATGATACCGAAGCCGACCAGCATGGCCGCGATATGTTCCGGCGCCCCCGCTTCGCGCTCCATGATGAGAGGGATCGGGTCGCCTACGACTTCCTTGTCCATTTTATGCAGCCTCCTGTTGGGGTAAAACTTCGATTGGTGAATGCGGCCCGGCGACACGGGCCTGCAACAGCCCGTCACCGAACACGCGGATTTCCAGCGATGGATCGGCCTGCCGCATGCGATTGACCATGTCGAAAAAGTCGGTTCCATAGCTGAGAAGAATGCCGGTCGTTGCGAAGAAGCGGCCGTCATATCTTACCTTGACGACTTGTTGTTCCTTCGGGTTTTGCTTTTGCGCATGCGGGCCGGCCCATTTTTCGCGGCCTTCATCGGCAAACGAACAATCCATCCCATGAATGAGGAATTTTCGATAGCCTTTGCGAAACATCACCGGCAACGCGCGCAAGCCAACCGAGCCGCCGCCGAAGATGATCGGCGCCTTCGATTGTAGTTCATCAACGATGCGTACGGCAACTTCGCCGCCAACAGAGTGCCACAGCCTGACCTTCATGCCGTCGACCTTGGCAAACATGCGCGGATGACAGGTCGACGCCATCAGATACTCAACATCAGGATGCGCCTGCGCCATGTTGTCGGCTTTGTGCTCGCGCGGATCGCATTCGATATGAAAATCCGGAATAATGCCTTTCCCCAGTAGAAAGTCATGCGCGCCGGACACCGACACAACTACTGAATTCTTATCGGCCGCCTGCTGCATCAAGATCGGCCATGTGTCCTTCATCGATGGCCCGTAGCAGGCAATGATCGCATAGCGGTCGTGCGGCGGTTCTTCTTCCAGGCAATCCCTGTATTTATTGACGCTGGTGATGATGTTTTCCCACCTTGATTCCTCGGTCCCGGCCGCCTTGATCTTGAGCCCTGGCACTAGCGTCTTGGCATTGGCGATGAGCGAGATCGCGCCGTCCTGCTCATGCACTTGCGTCACGGCGAAGTAATTGCCGATTACATCCTTCCAGTAATCCGCGCCGCGGAAATCGAGCCGGATTACAAGAAAGACCGCATGCTTGGCCATCCGCTTGATGTCGGCCAGCGCCGCATGCACGTCCCACTGATGTTCGAGGATGTCGATCACGACTTGGCAATCGGCTTCGCGGTCGCCATCACCCTCCCAGAATTCGAAGGTCTCGATTTTACATATCTTGTCGCTGTAGCGGCGCGAACCTTCGCGGATGGTTTCAAAGAAGGCCTCCGCCTGCTTGCGAAATTTCCGCGACAGTTTGCGGCGTTTGTGCGGGCGAATGCCCGTTTTGGTCACCACGCCATCGGCCAGCGCCAAAGCTGTAACTTCGGTTCCCTCCCAGCCGGGACGCACCTTGCGCACATCCCATTCCGCCAGCTTGAAATACCGGCTCAATCGTTCCCGCCACCAATCGGCGGATTCGACGATCAAATGCGCGTTGCGTCCATCCGCAAGTTTCTTTCTTGCCGGATAAAGCGCGATGGTGAAGAAAAACGCCTTCCTGACTTTGGAGGAAAGATGTGTCAACACGCGATCGAGGTAATCCGGCTCGATATGCTCCAATACATCGGTGCAGACGACAAGGTCTGCCGGCTCTGGGTCGGCATCCTTGCCTGACTGGCATGGATCATATTCGCGGACCTTTTCGCCCAACGACTTTTTGAGATTGCCCTCACCGCACCCATAATCGAGAATATCGCGACACTCATACTTGGCCGCCAGGCTAGAGATTGTGTAAATCCATCGTCCGCTGGACGTGCCGTAATTGCCTTTCGCGTGCAGTTGCCGTTGCAGCTCAAGATATTCCGGCGAGATCAAGCCGCCCATTGCTCGAACTCCGTCAACCATTCTTCCGCGTATTCCACATTGCGGAATTGCGGCAACCACGGCCCGCCATCCGTGTAATGCACAAGTCTCGGATAAGTGTCCTCGGGGAGTTTGGTATGTCCTGGGATGTAGTTCCATTCCGGCGGCAACTCGCCTATTTTATCGTCGGTGATCCACCAGAAGGCATGCAGGTCGCGCCCCGGCAAAGAATTGACCATCCTGAGATTCAATGCATCGTTGGCCGGATGATCGACGTTGATCGCCATCACCGATGACCAATTCTTGCGCGGATAGGCGGACTGAATTTGCCCGTCCATCTTTATGTCATTGGTCGGAATATATTCGTGCTTCACGCAACAGACGGCCTTGCTATCGTCCAGATAGGGACGGAGCTGATTGATGTTTGCCCGCACCAGCACGTCGCAATCCATGAACAAGGCCCAGCCATGATGGTCGCGGCGGCGCATCAGTTCAGGAACGAAAAACCGAGAAATCGCGAACTCGGTGGACATATGCGCATCCGAAATCACATCCCATAATTTACCCAGGCGAACTTCAGTCGGCCTTATGTAGAGGCCGGCCGCTCGCAACCGCGAAAGCACAACGCCTTCGACGCGCAAATGCCGATCAAAGTTTCGGATGCTTTCGCGCGCAACGGCAAAGGCAGCCGCTTCGCGCGGATCGAAACCGATGTAAACATAGATCGGCTTATTCGACATTCATTTTTTCTTGCGCGGTCTTGATGCCTTGCGCCGCGGCGGTGCCTTTGATTTTGCCGCTGCCGAACGCTTCGCCTTATCGGGCTTCGCCGGTTCTTCGGGCAGGCGCCAGCCTTCGACATTGATGATCGTGCCGTTCTCGATTTCCCAATGGCCGCTCACCTTGCGGCCCTTGATGATCGAGTTGCCGTGCCATACTTCGATAAACTTGCCTTCCGGCGGCTGTGGCTTGGCGATCCCGGCCGGTATGAAAGTCTTGTCCATGGATTTCTCTCCCAAAGAAAAAGGGATGGCGACTTGCCGTCACCATCCCAGTTGAATCCATCGCTGATGCTAGGCAGCGATAGACACTGCCCCTTAGCCCGGCATGCCGGGTTCAGTGAACCGCGGATATGACAGGAAGCAGGCAGTGATGCCGCTTGCCGCCGTAGTCGCGGTCAGGATCAGACCCTCGATTATGCCAGAGGCCGTGGCAATGGCATCGTCCACGACACCCGCCGCAGCCGACATCGTCAGCACGATGTTCGGTAGCGTCGAAGCGGTCGCCTGCACCGAGCCAACGCCGTACCGCTGCACCCAGATATACGCACTGGCCGAAGCGGTGACGGAGGTTCGGGCCACGCCTAGGACATTTCCAGCCGCCGGAGCCGGCGGACCAGCCGCCGCAATGGTGACGGTAAACGTCATCGGATCAATGGTCACGAGATGACCATCGATCAGGTTCTGCGCAGCGGCGACAAGGCAAAACACATATTCCTTGCCGTCGCTGGTTTCGAGGCGCTGCCCAACGGAGGGGCACTTGCCTTTCAGCAGGTCGTCGCCGGTGAATTGAACACCCGGCTGTCCACCAACAAGGTATGTCATGGTGGCGCCCTCCTAGTTGGTGCTTGAGAGGATGCCCTGCAGGGCGAGGTTGCTGGCGCACATATTGCCAGTGAACCCCAAGAACCTGACCGTGGCATCCTGGTTGACGGGAATGCGGTCGCCGCCGAATGGAACGAAATTCCGATCCGGATGCGGTCGCAAGTAGATGTAATCGGTGTTGAGCGCGTACACCGTCTTGGCCGGACAATAACCATTGTCGAGGACAAAATCGGCATTCGAGCCAACGCCGTAGTATTTCAAGTTGGTGAAGCCGTAGCCTCCCAACTCAACATCGGTGATCCGCTGGATCGGCTGCAAGCTTTCCAGATACTGCTTGTACGCCGTGCCGTCCGCGACATAGAGGTCCGGCCGGTCGGAACCGCGGGTGCAGGAGATCGCCAGCGAGTTCAGCGCCGCCAGAAACGTCGACGGATTAACTGAGGCGATGTTGACGGTCGTGGCCGACATGGTCACGGAGCCGGTCTTATTGCGCCAGAACGTGTTTGTTGAGCGATCGATGCCGCCAACGGTTCCCGACGTGTTGGCCTGGACGATGAACAGGCCCAGACCATGTAGTTGCTTACCGCCGGAGCCGGTGCCGTCCGAATAGCTGGCCGACGCCACGAGATCGTACAGCGTCTTTTCGCTGTTCTTCACTCGGCTTGCGACCAGATCGATGACCTCAAACTCGCCCATATTCTTGAGCTTTTCGAGGCCCGACCAAACGACAGGCACGTAAGCCTGCTTCCAGTCGTATTCGGCTGCACTGAATGGCTCAAACGCATTGGTCGACAACGTGTCGTAACCGGCATACCAGCCGCCGTTCGTGTTGAGAGCCGTTTCCAGCTCCTGCACGATGGTTCGGCCGCCGGCCGCCGGTTTGACCTTGCCGCGTCGGCGCAGCCGATCGAGCAAGGCAGTTGTCTTCGTGGCATTGTCCGCCAGCTTGCCGCTTCTGTTGCGGAGCGTGGTGGTTACAATGTCATCGAAGTTGGGATTTGCGCCCATTTCGTTTGACCTTGTGGTTTATGCCGCATGCGACCGATAGGCCCTGCGGACATCATCTTCGATTGAATCGCCGCCCTTGTCGTCTGCTTTGACGGGGCCGGTGCTGGGCGATCCGGTGAGGGAGCGCGAAGCAAGCTTCGCTTTCTCCGCAGCCTCTTTCTCTGCCTTCTTGCGCGCTTCGTCGGTTTCGGCGATGCGCTGGTTGTAAAGCGCCTCGCTTATCTCCATGTCCATGCGGCAAGCCGTGTCGTAAGCCTTCTGCACATCGGCCGCGTAATCGCCGGTCCTCGGCACAACGCCGCTCTCAAATAATTGGGTCATTTGAGCCTCGACGTTGTGGAAGTAGCGATGCGCGGGGTCGGCAGCGAACCGTTCCAGCACCGTGTTGACAGCGGACATCTGACGGGTTCGTTCGGCTTCCTGTTGGGCTTGAAAGAGACTCTTTAATCCACTGACTTCCTGCAGCACCGGGTTGAGATAGTGTTGCAGCAGCTCAGGCGGTTGAAGGCCCGGCTGTTGTTGCGCCGGATCGGACTGTTGAAGGCCCGCATACGGCGCGAGTTCCATAGCGAGGCGCTGCGGGGAAATCCCCGCATTGCCGGCGATATGGAGAATGGCTTGCAACGGCTGTTGCCGCAAAGAGCGTTCGATTCCGGTATAGCGGTCGAGCGCGTCCTTTAATGTAGTTCCCTGCGAGCGCGCCATTTCGACATAGGGGCGCAGCTCTTTCATGCCGCCATATTCGGCAAAACCGGCGTTGACTTCCTGCTCGCGCTTGACGACATCGGCGCGGATATGTTCGGGCAGCTTGTCCCAATCGGCCTTTGATTTGACCGACCAGCCGTGCGGAGGCGCGCCAGCAGCGGGCGCGGTGACAGGCGCCTGTGTGCCGACTGGCGGCGTTTCGACCTTTACGCCTTCTGTTGGCTTTGCGGCGTCAGTCTTGATTTCGGCCGGCTTGGTCTCGCCCGGTTTTTCCTCGCCCTTTACTGGCTTGAATGTGCCATCCGCATATCGCTTTTCATCGGTCGGATGATCGGCCTTCGCGGCTTCCGGTTCGGTCTTTGGCGTATCGGCAATCTTCGGTTCGGCTGGTGGCGGCTTTTCGATTACTGCGGGCTCGGCGGCGCGCGTCGTGGATTCCTCCACTGCGCTGCGCACATCGGCGAATAGATCGCCATCATAAGATTTCGGCTCTGGCGTGTTTATGCTTGTCTGTTGGTCGGGCATAAGTGCTCCATGATTATTGCTTACTTAGCGTAAGAACCGTTCATACCAGGATGGTAAACGCACGATCTGTTGTTCATCCGGAATATCTTGCGTTACCCAAGGCGGGAATTTGCGCCGTTCGTCAGGCGTCATTTGCATGCGGTTTTCAACATTGCGTGCTTCGACTTCACCGGCATGACGGCGATAGGCTTCGTATATAGCCTCATCAATCTTGTCGGCCGGTGTTCCAGCTCTAATGGCCACGTCACGCAATCGCGACGGATGTGAGCCTTCCGCAAATCCTTCGGCGATTTGCACACCATGTTGCACTTCGTGCAATGCGACTTGTTTCGTTTGTAATGGCCCGCCTTCTCCGCCGCGCGCCTCTATTTTTTGTCCGCCAATAATAGGCCGATGATTGTAACGATATATTCCCCACGGACGGAGCAAAGAGCTATCGGCAATTTCCGATTCGATCTTGCCCAATCCTGGATAAGCATCGAACAAATCAGGGTGCGATAAGATCGTATTGAGTGGTCCTTGACCATGCAAATCTGGATTATTTGGATTGCCCTTAAGCGTTAATTTTGCAGTGTCGTCCGGTATCTCAAACTTCCATTTTCCATCCGCACCCTTGAACCATCCGGTGGCGTCCCAAATCTGCTTGCGGTCCATGCCGCGCTCGGCCATCTGTTCCGCCATCGAGAGTGCGCTTTGATCGGCAGTCTTGGCGAGTCTACCGCCGAATATCCCAGCCGCGCCTTTCTGCGCGAACGACGTTCCCCCTCCAGCCAGCGCCATGGCCAAATCCATGGCCGGGGCCGGACTATATTGCCCCGTTTGGCGCAAACCTTCTGAAGCTTGCAAGGTTTGCTGCGGCAGCGCCAAGAGCGCATTGGCGATATTACTCATCCCGCCCGTAACCGCCGGATGCGCAGGCCCGCCCATATTCGGCGGCAGCGAGTCCTCATCCAATAGAGAGGCGGCCAAGCGTTCCCGCAGTGTCGGCATTAGCGTGATCGCAATTCGGCAATCGCCTGACGGACTTCATTGACGATCTCAACTTCGCTTACCGTATGACGTGGCCTTTCACGCATGGCGGCCGGATCGGTGCCAACCTCGACGCAACCGGCCGCCCGCGTGTGCTGGCGAAACCTGGCCTTGCTGTCGATCACCGCGCCCGTGCCGGGATGCTTGAGCGGTGCCATGATGTCGGAAATGATGTTAGGTCCGCCGGAACTCGCAATCTGCATTGGTCCTGCTAATCGCTTGTCGATCAACCGGCCGTTTCGCATCACGTAGGTCGTCATTGCAGCATCCGAAGAACCTGTTGGAACATGGGATCGTTTTGCAACTGTTGCTCCATAGCGTCGATTTGCTTCTGTGCTTCGATCAGCATGGCATCGTCGATCTCCGGCAATTGCATTTGATCGATCGCGGCCGTTGCCGCCTCGATTTCCTGCACCTTCTGTTGCAGCAGCGGAACTGGCGGCGGCGCAACTTCGGCAGGCGGTGGCGGGTGATGCCGCGCATCCAACGCGCTGGCCAAGATCGCCGCTAGGCGCGGATCGCGCTGCCGGGTGATCGGCTCCAGTGTGACCGGCAGAGCCAGCAACGCTTCATCCGCGATAGGCGTTGTCGGTAGCGGCGGTGGCTTTACCGGCAGCGGCCGTCGCGTATAAAGCTTCTTGACCTCATCTTCCGGCGGCCAGATGCCGCCACCAATCATCATGGCGGTGGGGCGGAGAATAATATCCGCGTCCTCTGCCTCCGTTGCCGCTCCTGATTCAGTCAGTGAAGCAACAAAAATCGCCGTACTGGCGTAAGCATCGGTAGCGGTCGCGGCTTCCGTGGTAGAGGCTGCGAAGACGGCGCTTGTGCTTACTGCTTCGGTGGCGCTTCCGGCCTCGGAAACGGAAGCGGCGAAAGTTGCGGTTGTCGATACGGCGTCATCGGAACTCGCGGCCTCGGTGAGCGATGAGACAAAGACGGCCGTTGTGCTAGGCGTATCTGTCGCGGTTGCGGCTTCCGTAAGCGCAGCGGCGAATACGACAGTTGCGCTTACGGTTTCGGCAGCAGTGGCCGTTTCGGTGACCGAATCGTTGAAGGTCTGGGCGGCGCTGGTAGAAACAATCCCGCCGATCGGCTTGCCAATGTATCCGCCGATCATTGCGGGTTTCCTCTACGCTATAGCGCGTTCTGCAAAATTGCCTTGATGTCCCGCTGACGGAACGCCGCAAAGCCGCGCCCCTCTAAAGCTACACGTAGCCCCTGATCCTCGATCAAGATTTCACAATCTTTGACTAGCGCTGCCGCGTCAGAAAAATGCACAGCGGTCAGCATGTCCGCCTCGATCGTATTCGCATCATGCCTAGCCACTACTGCCTTGCGATTGGCGAGCAGGTAGGACACGCGTACGATCTCGAAAATGCGGGAACGGCCCCACAGCGTTGCGTTGATGACGAGCTTCGATCTTGCGATTAGACCATCGCGTGCCGACCCGTACAAGCCGCAGACAAACACGCTGGTCAGTCCGGCCGCCGACAATGCCGAGAACACTTCAAGCCGCGACGCTGACGGCAGTCCATAGATCAGCACGTCGATGTCCTGCATCGCCAGCTTTTCGATGCGGGTCAGGACCGGCGCATAGCCAATCGGCACATGCTTGACCAGAAACCTCGGAGCGACCTTGGCCCATGCATCGAGATTAAACTCGCTATATTCCCATATCTGAAACCGCGCAGCGTAGTCGCGCAGTTCCGGCCTTAGTGCTTCAGGCTCCTCGCCGCGGAGTTGTTCAAAATTGTAGATGATGCTGTTCGCCGGCAACTGACGCTGAATGTCCGCCGGCAGAACTTGCGCGCCGAATATAATATTGGTTGTTTTGTTCGAGAAGCGATTGACGCCGTAGGTGACTTGATGACCTAGCTGTTCGAGACCCCACTGAACGGACTCGATGACCTCCCGGTAACCATTGAGACCGTGCAGGCGCGGGTGCGGGATAACGTGCGCAAGATGGAACCTTGCCATCCTGGCAGTTTTACACCGGCCAAAGCCCGCCCGTCGATCCCCGCCGCTTGCGGTTATGGTATCCAAACGCTTGCGCGCGATCCTTTCCGCAAAGTCACTTGCGATAGATTGACCTCGGAGCGCCAACGCAATTTGAGTTGCCCCGACGCTGCTCCGGTCTGGATATAGCCTGTTATTTTTGCCAGCCTATCCGTTGCCGCAACGTCGATACTGCCGGTCGGAATGCCGCCATCGTAGGCGGTAATTCTCTGCGTATTCATCGATGTCGCCGTAAGCGCCGTTTCGACCGTCATATCGAAGCCAACCGGTGAAGTGGGGCCGGTCGCGCTGAACAGAATGCCGGTTGTGGTTGCCGCAGTGCGGAACCAAAGATGACCCTCAAACAGATATTCCCGATTTGGCCAAAGCTGGATCGACATTCCCGGCACGTCGGCCAAGACGTTGCTACTCATCGTCAAATCGTTGGCGAGGATGTTGAACCAAGGTCCCTGAGCTGGCGGAGCCACGAATGTATCAATGACATTCTGTGCATCTGTTCTCTGCTGCGCGGTCGCAGCCGGATCGAAGTCAACCGACCATGTAGATCGGTCTGTCTGATCGCCGACTTTTGCACCTGTGATCGGGCAGACGACGAGCACCGCTTCATATAATTGTCCCGCATCCATTGCTTTTACATCCTCAATGTAGCGGAAATTCCGGTTTCATTGATGGTCGGAGAACCGTTGTCGGGAAGCCAGTTAACAGTTCCGCCCGATGGTGTCTCAAGTGGCCAAAGATGGTGCAGACCAAGACCGAGCAAGCCTCTAAACTTGGCTCGTATGTTCAATGGATCGCCACTAGTGACACTCGTTCCGGTTCCCGTGATACAGCCGGCGGCGAATGCCTTGATGCTATCCAAACCGATAGCCGCGAAAAGACCAATGCTTGCCGCCGTTGCAGAGGCCGCCGTGGCATAATCGCTATCGACAGGCTCCTCATTAAGTCCGATGACCGCAGAAATCCGCATCGTGCTTGATGCGTTGGCGACACGATATGTGTTCGAGGTGCTGTAAGCATAACTGTCCGTGCTGTCGCTGACGAAAGTCGCAACATTCACCCTGTTATACATATTCCAAACGCCGAGGACCGCGGCTGTTCCGTTCGCCGCCAGCGCGCCGTAAATCCAATCGATCTGTGATGAGCCATTAGAAACGACAGTGCCGAGATAGGTGCCGCGCTGCGCAGCGGGACCATTTGTGATGTCGTTGGCGTTCATCCAGACGCCCTGCACCTGGACGAGTTCAGTCGTGCCTGCGCCCGTGCCGCGCGCCTGCGTCCGGTTCTCGCCTGTGTGCGTACCAGATTGTGTCCCAGAGGTGTTGACGAAGGTGCCGGCGACGTAGTTCGCCAGCGTGGTCGAGAGCTTGAACGTGTTGGGGCCGGTCGAAGTAATGAAATAGTCATTGCCCGCTGTCAGACCGGTCGGCAGCGCCCCAGTGGTAGTCGGAGTAAATGTCGAGCCATCGGGCAGGCCGTGGCCGTTCCAAGTGACCACGCACGGCGACGCAATAGTCATCGTAATAGTCGAGGTCTTTGACCACTTCGGCCCGCGCGCGATACGTTCCGAACCGTCATTAAAGGAAAAGATGTCGTAACAAGTGTTGGCAATGACAGCGGCAGGCGATTTGGTCGTGTCAGTCGTGGTCTGCGAAAGTTCGCCGCCTATGTCCACCATGTAGATGCTGGTGCCATCGTAGCGCGGCACGTAGCGGTGTTTGTAAGGCACGTAGAATATGGTCGTCTTGGCCGATTGCGTCGATGTCATGATCGGCGTTGCAGTCGCCAGCGACAGCCGCCCGCCCGGTTCGAAAACTACCGGCAGCTTGGAAAAGGTGTTGGTGGTGCCGCCCACCATCGTCTTGTTGGTCAGCGTCTGCGCAAGATCGAGCTGCACTTGGCTGGCGGCGGGAATGTCATTCGTGACATCCTTCGTGCCGGCGGAGAAGTTTACTGCGTTGTTGCTATTGGTGCTTTCAATAACCGTATCACGAACCAGCGTGGTCGCGTCCGACATATGGCCGGTGCCGCGCTCGTATTCGGCCGCCGATTGATGCGAAATGAAGTAAACGAATACATCAGTCGGCGCACCGTTGCCGAACGCCGTATTAAAGCTCTGCTTGCCGTTGACCACGGCAAGCGTGAGGTTTCCCGTTCCCGTCCCCGTCGACGTCTGGTGAACGAGATTGGCGGCGGCTTTGTCGGTCATGAATTAATCGAGAATGGTCACAGGCTTGCCGTATAACTGACGTTGAGGGTGTCGCCGTTCGCCACGACCTTATCGCCGCCGGAGAACAGGCCGGCGGAATAGAGCGTGCCGGACGTGTTGTCGATGGTAGAAACCGCACCGGTGCCATACACGAGGAAGGCGCCCTTGACGGTTCCCGAGCCGGTGATGGCGAACGACAGCGCGGCGCTGAGCGCCTTCGATCCAGCCGACGCCGCGTTCCAAGCTGCAGTCTTGCGCGGCGCGGTATAGGTGGGCGCGTTGGCGTTGCCGGCTTCAAGCCAGCCGGCATGCGACGCCATCGTGTCCGCCGCCGCAATGGCGGAAAAACTCGTTGACGAAATCAGCCCCATGAACGGCCCGGTGACCGTGTAGGCCGCGCCGGCCAGATAGGTATCAAGCGCCAAGTTTTTCCCGACTGTGATGACCGTATTCTTGATCGTGTCGGTCCATTTGACCTTGCCGTCCGGCCCGACGCATTCGACCGTGAAGACGCCTTTGGCATCGGCCGCCGCCTCAATCCCCGCCCCGCGCGTCACGCTGGCGTCAGGCACATCAGAGGCGTCGGCTCGTTCGGTGTGATTCATGCTCGCTCCATTATTGACCACGTCAGTTCACTTTGCCGCGCTGTTTGGCGGCTGCTGCCCGTTGTGCCAGCGCAAGTTTCTGTTCGCCTTGTTGTTGTGTCAAATGGTGATCCAGAACAGCTTCTTGCGCTCGCAGCCCCATTTCGTGCTGCACTTCGGTTTCGCGGATTTGCATTTCGTGCTGAGATTCCTGTGCCCTGAGCCCGGCCTCGTGGCTGGCCGTCTGGGCCTTGATCGCGCCTTCCTGGCCGGCCTTCTGCTGGCCGATCTGCAATTCCTGCTGCTTGGTAAAGAGCGCGATGGCCGCTTTCTGCTTTTCGAGCTTTAGCTGACCTTCCATCTTCATTTGCTCGGGGTCGGGCTTCGGCTGCATGAGCTGCTGTTGCAATTGCTGCATGGAGCGTTCGATCACTTCCTCCAAGCTGCGGCCGGCGCGGAAGCCGCGCACTAGGAATAACAGGCTTTCGGAAACCATCGGCGCCAGCGATGGCGCCATGGGCAGGATTTGCGCCGCCTCGTTCATGAAGCCACCGAGCGCGGTGATGAGTTCGGTGCGGCGTTGCTTTTCCGCGTCCTCGTCCGGCTGGATCGTGGAATCGGTTTCAATGTCGATCAGGAAGCCGCGCATCCGGTCATTGCGCAGAAGCCGAATGACATCGTCATTGAAGGTCTGGCCGGATGGCGAAGCTTGCGCGCCAAGCGGTGGCATTCCCGGTGCAGGCACCGGTGCCGGAAGCCCTTGCGGCTGCGGCATAACACCGGGTGTGCCGATCTGCGGTGGCATCGGTTGCATCGGCGGGCTTGGCTGCGTTTGTGCCTTGGCCGGGTCACTCACGGGCAGCATCGGCGCATAGGCATAGCCGGTCATATCGGCGATGGTCTGCGGCTGGAACTGCTCGGCGATGACTTCGGCCACGAGCTGCGCTAGGTCGCGGCAATGCCGCGCATGGTCGTCTTTGGCGTTGCGCACCCGGCGCTGGCCGGTCTGCGCCTTGAGCTGCTGCGCGCCGAGCGTTTCGTTCGGGTCGGTTTCGCCGCGAAGAATGTCGGCAATGCCGGTGATTTGGTAAACGTCCTGAATGAGTTGGCTGCGGGTCTCGACGGCACCTTTGAGCGCCACAGTGACTAGGTCGATCGGCAGCCAGTCGATCAGCTTGCCGGCCCCGCCGCGGTCGGTAAAGCCGGCCCACGATTCCACCGGCACGAATACGCTCTTATTCCTGGTCATGCCGTCCTGTAGGGTCTCGATCATGTCGCGCACGGCATCGGCGCCATCGGCCGAAGGCCCCGCTGGCACGAAGGCCCGCACCATGAGGTATTCGGTCAGGTTGGCGATCTTGTCGGTCAGATCGTCGATTTCGTTGGCCTGGTCCTGGTAATAACGGTAGTCCGGCGTCGGGATGAGCGACTTGCCGGTTTTCGTTCCATAGCAAGGTTCGGGACAGGGGAAGAAATTGCGGAAATCAAGCGGCGGGTCGCCTTCTTCGAGAAAGATCGGCACGTCCTTCGACATGAACAGTGTTTTGCGCTCGCGCCGATCCCACAGCTCGTAAATGCAGGCGACGTTCTCGCCCGCTTCCTTGTTGCCATCGAGGTCGACGCGGGCCGCATAGGTCAGTTTCTCGGCGATCGGGATGCCGAAGCGTTTCTCGGCTTCCTCGCGGGTCTTATAGACGCGGCGCCAGACGAGCCACACATCCGACCAAGTTCCGGCGACATTGTGGCCGAAATCGCACCAATGCACGTAATCGACGCAGACCCGTTCGCCCGTGACCTTGTCGTATTGATCCGTCCCTTCGCCGGCCTTGGTAAAGTCCGCCTCGTAGCGCACCCAGGCCTGGCCGCGGCCGGCCAAGAGCCGGTCATCGCGCACCATGCGGAAGGTTTCGTCCACGGCATAGAGGTCGAAGACCGTATTGGTGGCCCGTTCAAGCAGTTCCGCAGCCACGCGGCCGATCGGGTGCGGGTCTTTGTACCGCCGGGAGCAAAGAACGGTCGGCAGCTTGGCATAAACTGCGGGTTTCAGCGTCTCGATATTCGACCACAGCAAAGCAAACCGCCGTGGTGATGCCGCCGTGCGGTGCTGGTCGAGATAGAGCTTGACGATCTTTTCGGCCTGCTGCGTCCAGTTTTCGGTCGCCTTGCCGTATGCCTCGATCTCGCGCCAGTATTTACGCAGTCGCGCGTCCGGCGTATTGCGCTCTTCGGGCTTGCTTGGCGGATCGGGCTGACTGATTGGTGCGCTGTCGAGATAGGACATTAGCGCCGCTGCCGCTCTGTCCAACTACCAAGTTTCGGGGTCACTACGGAATAGGTATAGCCTGTCGGTAACTTTCCGCTCTGGACGGCCTTGGCGGCCTCATCCGCCATCGCAAAGAGGCCAACAACTCCGAGCCCATGCTCATCAATACCAACCAGCACGACCGGTGGCGCATCCGGCATCGGATCAAACCAATCCGGGCCGGCAACTTCGGCTTTCATCTCGTCACGCATCAAAGCCCATCCATGATCTTACGAGCCGCGCGAAAGAACGCTATTGCCCAAATCACAAAAATCACAATGAAGAAAAACTTCGGCCAGCCGGGCGGAATGCCATAAAAATAATAGATCGCCGGAGTAGCATAAAGTTCACCCATCTAGTCGCGCCCCTTTGATTCCACCATGGCTCGCGCCAGCCGCTCGTGCTTTAGTTTGCGCTGCGGTAAGTCTTTGCCCTTGGTCGCGGCATCCCATTCTGCCACCTTGGCCGGCCCGCCCAATGCCTTCGTGCCCGCCTGCGTATGTGCCCAGCGTTCTTGCGCTAGCGAAACATAGGGCATCAGACTCTCGTTCGTTCCGGCCTAGTGAGCTTCAAAAGTTCGTCCACCGTGATATTCTCAGCCCCACGCAACGCCTCTTTCTTCACTTCTGGCTTGATCGTCGGCATGACCCAAGCAACCGAGAGATACCGCCAAGCATCGGCCGCGTGCGAGGCCCAGTCATGCTTCGGTGTCTTGCGGAACGTGCGCGCCTTGTCGTCCCATTCCGCCTTATAGGAGCGGAGGCATTCCAGCCCCTTGGCGCATCGCTTGGCATCGAAGCGCGCCAGCGGCAGCGTCTTGCGGCCAGCATTGATGCCGTCCATCAAATCTTGATTCGGCACCAGCATCGGATGCCGGCCCAAGGCGATCAAAGTCTCTAGCCGCGTGCGGGCGCCCGGGGCGCTCGGATCTCGCACTTTCGCGTCATGCGGTACCCAATCAGTGCCGTGATAGTCACGTTCATTCAGCCAATCGACGTAATGATCGAAGCCATGGCCCGAGGATTCATAATAGTCCACGATCTGCAGCCGTCCAGGGCTGACTTGGAAACACCAAATGGCCATCGGATCATCAACGCCGATATCCCAAGCTGTATGCACCGGAAGGCCAAGCGTGATCGGCACGTCGCAAATCCGGCCTTCGCGCTCGATCCGAGCCAGTTCGCGGCCCCAGAACGCACCCAGGATCGCCGCCGAGAATGAGCAGTAATATTCCTGCTCAATCAGCGCGTCGCCGGCTTCCTCCCCATAGATCGTATGATATTCCCGCCGCTGCTCCTCAACGGCTTCCGCCGTCATCGCCCCGGAATCGTCGATGGTCTGCAGCTCGGCAAACCAGGCCGGCTCATGCCGCGCCATTTCATAGATGGCGTAGGCATGGTTGCGGCCTTCCGGCGTGGTGATGAATAACGCCCAGCCCTGGTTTTCCACCAGGATCGGCGCGAGATAAGCCCACACGCCCGGATGCGCCTTCGCCCATTCGGAGAATACGATCCCGGCCGGCGGCGTGCCGACCAGGCTCTTATAGTTATCCGAGCCGATGACCTGCCAAGTCGACCCGTTGCGAAAACGAATGAACATGGCGTTTTCATCAGTGGTAGTCCGCAAGACTGCCGGGAAAGCCTCATCGATACGGCGTAGCCCCGTGTGCGGATTAACCGCGTTCCAGATTGCCTTGCGCGCCTGCTCGTATTCCGGCAGCATATGCCAATAGGTGGCGACCCGGATATGCGCCGCCCGGCAGGCTAGATGCAGCGCGATATCATCCTTGCCCCAGCGGCGATGCGCTATCTCGATCGCCCGCTTGCCGCCGGTTTTGAAGTAATCCCATAATCGACGTTGATAGGCCCGTGGTCGCCAGCCGTTCGCCGGCAACTCGATCTCAATGGCCAATTGCGCCTCATACCCGCGACAGCAAGCGGGCAACCAACCATGATGCAATGAACCATCCGCAGCCCATAAAAAACCCAACGCAGAACCAAACCCCAATCAGATAAAGGCTGATGTTCGCAGGCATTTGATGGCCCTCAATCCACAATCTTCACGGTAATTG